AAATATTTTGAGGACAGAGGATACGGTGTAAGTGTAGTAACTAATACGTCCTCCAATAATACTATAAGTTGGAATATTTCCTGGTAAATACTAGTAAATAATTTTTAATTATATGCTAATATCAAAATACGACTACCCTGAATTACGACGAATTCAAACTAAGAAAGGCAGACAATATGTTGGAGAGGACGATAATCCTGTGCCTAGTGTAACTACTATCTTAGGAGACACAGGAGATAAGACAGCCTTAATAGCCTGGCGTAAACGTGTAGGAGAAGCAGAAGCAACTCGTATAAGCACAGAGTCTGCAGGACTAGGCACTAAAGTACACAATGCATTAGAAAAGTTTATACTACAAGAAGATTACGAAATTAAAGGCAATAATCATATTAGTGTAATGGCTAAAAATATGGTCACAGAAATGATAGAAAAAGGCCTAACAAAAGTAGATGAAATTTACGGAGTAGAAGTTGGTTTAATAGCACAAGGACTTTATGCCGGAACAGCAGATGGTATTGGAATGTATGAAGGACAAGAAGCCATAATAGATTTTAAAACTGCTAAAAAAATGAAAAAACGTGAATGGATTGAGGATTATTTTTTACAAGGTTGTGCATATTCACTAGCACACAACGAAATGTTTGGTACAAACATATCTAAAGTAGCAATATTAATGGTAGACAGAGATGGTAATTTTAAAGACTTTACTATTTCAGGCCAAGAATATGAAGAATATTGCGATAAATGGTCAGATAGATTAGCAACTTATTATTCCAAATAAAAAGGAAAATGATAAATACTAGTAGTTCAGGAGAATTATTAGTATGGCAACATCAAATAACAACGTAGTTATTTCAAGAATACAAAATCGAAGAGGTTTAAAGCAAGACCTTCCTCAGCCTTTGAGAGAAGGAGAATTAGGTTTAGCATTAGATAGCAGTCAGGTTTATATTGGTGGCGATATCAATGCTATTACGTCAAACATTAGCAGTTTTGAATCAACCACTAGTGCTATATCTCTTACACAGGATATTGCTAATACAAGAATTATTCATTTTACAATTCCACATAAAAGATTATTAGCAGGCCATTTTGATGGAGTATCAACTACAGCACAATGGACTACAGATTCCAATACATTTACAGGTAGTGGATTAACAGTTTTTGAAGGAAATATTACTACAACTGTAACAGGATCAGTTAGTGCTAATATATCAGGTTCAAATGTTGTTGTATTAAGTTCTTCAAACACTTTTATAGAAGTCGGAGATGTTGTTACAGGTAACGAGATTACAGGAACAGTTACAGTAACAGCAATAGATAATGCAAACATAACATTGTCGTCTAATCAGACACTAACAACAGCAAATACACTAACATTTACACCAAATAATATTAAAAGCATCTCTACTAATGAAAATTTTAAAGCAACAGATGTAGTAGTAATAAAAAATGATACTGTATTAAGTGGAGATAATTCAAATTATAGTCCTGCTACATCTAAAGATTACAGTTTTAGTACAACTACATTAGCAAGTAATACACATGTTTTAAATTTAAGAGTTGCACCTTCAACAAGCGATAAATTATATTTAAGTTATTACAGCAATTCAAGTATTTTAAAAGCATTAAACAATAGTGGTGTAATTTATCCTGGTACAACAACAAACAGTTTTTATAATGAATTTAGTGTACCCACATATAGGCAACTTAATACAGATTTAGTTAGAGTATCTCCTACAACAGGAACTGGACATATTGGGTTAGAATATAAACATATTGCAGTATTTGAAGATAGCACAGCAATTTCAAGTCCTTCCTCTTTAAGTTTAGGAAACTTCTTAATAAGTGATAATTCTTTACTAAGTGCAAGTGCTGTTAATGTTAGTGCATCAGGCTCTACCGTTACTATAAGTGCAGGATCAAGTAATACACCAGCATATGGTAATTCTGGTAGTACATATGACTTTGTTTACTTAACAGATGCAGATAGTCCTGTATGGTTAAATAATAAGGCATTGGCAGTAAGTAATGTACAAGCCTCCACAATGGAAGTAAGTTTACCATCTGGAAACAGTCTTGCAACAATTAGAGCAGTTACAAGTGGTGCCTCAGGTGCCGGAAATGCCGTTACAATTACAGGAAATGTAGAAGGTTTAGTCCAAGGCGATTTTGTTTATTTTACAGGCTCAAATGCCACAGTATTTTCAAGTCAGCCTTATGAGGTGACAGGTGTAAATGGTACAACAAGTTTTACTGTTGTACAAAGTGGTGTAAGTACAATAGCAGGAGATTTAAATTACATAAACTACGGTAGTGATAATGCTGGTGGTAATGTACAAATAGTTAGTTCTGTTCATGGCTTACCTGCTAGTTCTACAATTACAGTTGCTGGTTCGTCTAATACTTCATTAATTGCAAATGGCAGTAAAACAGTAGGTACAAGGATAACTAATAATACATTTTTTATTCCTGCAACAGCGGCTCTAACAGCATCAGTAACAGGTACATTTGATCCTACAATGGGTAGTGCTACAACACTAAAACACACTCCTGTTAATAGTATAAATTTAGCAAATTCAACAACACTAGATGCAGTAATAAGCACAGTTCAAGGTATAAGTGAGTTTCCTAGTATAGCATATATTCCAAATACAACAAATCAAATTTATGTTACTACTAAAGCATCTTTTGATAGTTTAGGTTCTTCTACATCAGGAGGACTAGAATTTACTTTACATGAAGATACTAGTGGTACAATGGCCGCATTAAGTTTACCAACAGGCAGTAAAACAAGAAATACAAATACAATTAAAGCAAAATTAGAAAGTTGGATGAGCGGATTAGTAGTTAGTAAAACAGTTCCACTATTTACATCTGCACAATCTAATACAAAGTTTAGTGATTCTGCACCTAACTTAGGAACATATACACTAGCAATTACAAATGAAGATGCTAATAAATTTATTACGTTTACTACAAGAGATCAAGCAAGTGATTTTAATCACATTGTAAATCAGATTTATTTTAAAACAGCAAGTCCTGATATAAAAGGCTTAGTTAATTTAAGTACAAATATAGAACTTAAAACTTCCTTATCAAGTGGTGCTGGTACAAAGGTAACAACATTTGATGATGTTGAATCTGTATCTATACCTGCGTCAGCAAGTGCTCATACAGTGGCAACACTATCAACATCTAGTTACGATAGTTATGTAATAGATTATACTGTTACATTTGATGGAACAAGCGATGGAAATTATAGACGTGTAGGACAATTACATGCAAGTAGTTTTTATAACAGTACAACAGGTAATGCAACTGTTGTGTTTAGAGATGATGCAACGGATGTTGCAGACACAGTTTCGGGTACAGTATCATTTAGTGCTATTGTAGACCCCACAACTAATACAAGCATATTGGTAAATGCCGCAAGTACTGTAAACAAGATTACCTCAATGAAATTTGTTACTAGACGTTGGAACTCATAGACACAAATTTAAATGTTTTACAAAAATCAGTCAGCAAATGACAGATTGACTATATGGAGAAATTTAAGACAAACAAATTTTTCTAATGTAGAAGATCTTGTTGCAGAATATCAAACAATAAAATTAGTTTCTAGATATTTAGATTATTATACACCTAAAAGTTGGCCAGACCCTTTCGAAATTGTAAGTGAGGGTTACTTTTGCCAAAGTGGAGTAACTCTTCTTATAGTTTCACATCTTATATATTCTGGTTTCATAACTTCAGAAGAACTAATTTTTCCAGTGATAAGTAATAACATCAATGGAAATGATGGATTAGTATTTTTAGACAAGGATAAGGTCTTTAACTTTGAAACTGGACTAATCTCAGATTGGGATTTCGTAAAAGAAAATAGTACAATTTTTTCTACTCATAAATTAAGTAGAAAACAGTTTACATATTGACTTTTATACAGTTTTATAATATAATAAAAACAACATAAATATATTTTTTAAACTCAAACTTTTTGAGTAACCAGGGACACACATGCAGGTAAGAAAACGAGACGGCACACTAGAAGATTTAAACATAGATAAGTTACACAAAGTTGTAATGTATGCATGTGAAGGTATTGCTGGTGTAAGTGCATCGCAGGTAGAAATAAATTCTAAAATCCAATTTTTTGACAAAATAGATACTGAAGATATTCAGGAAACACTTATTAAAAGTGCGGCAGATCTAATCTCAGAAGAGGCTCCAAATTATCAATATGTTGCAGGTAGGCTAATTAACTATCATTTGCGTAAAATGGTTTACGGACAATTTGAACCGCCTTGCCTATGTGACATAGTTCAAGACAATATAGATGAAGGATTTTACGATTCTGAATTTACAGATCTATTTACTAAAGATGAAATTAATCAATTACAAAGTTACATAGATCATGAAAGAGATGAAGTATTAACTTATGCGGCTATGGAACAATTCCGTGGTAAGTACTTAGTGCAAAACAGAGCAACAGGAAAAATATTTGAAACACCACAAGTAGCATACATGATGATTGCGGCAACATTGTTTTCAAAGTATCCTGCAGAAACAAGAATGTCCTACATAAAAGCATACTATGATGCAATAAGTTTATTTAAATTAAGTCTGCCTACTCCAGTAATGGCTGGTGTAAGAACTCCTCAAAGACAGTTTAGTAGTTGTGTACTAATAGAAACAGATGATAGTTTAGATAGTATAAACGCAACAACTAGCAGTATCGTTAAGTATGTAAGTCAGAAAGCAGGTATAGGTATAGGTGCAGGTAGTATTAGAGCAGTAGGTTCTAAAATACGGAGTGGAGACGCAACTCACACAGGAGTTATTCCTTTCTATAAATTATTTCAGTCAGCAGTAAAAAGTTGTTCGCAAGGCGGTGTAAGAGGCGGAGCGGCAACACTATACTATCCTATTTGGCACTTAGAAGTAGAAGATTTACTAGTATTAAAAAATAATAAGGGTGTAGAAGATAACCGTGTTAGGCATATGGATTATGGAGTACAATTTAATAAGTTAATGTACGAAAGACTTATTAAGGGAGAAAATATTACATTGTTTAGTCCTAATGATGTTCCTGAACTATATGAAGCATTTTTTACAGATCAAGACAAGTTTCAAGAACTTTATGAAAAAGCAGAACGTATGACCAGCATTAGGAAAAAGTCTATGCCTGCTATAGAACTTTTTAGTAGTTTTATGCAAGAACGTAAAGATACAGGAAGAATTTATTTAATGAATGTTGATCATGCTAATACACACGGAGCATTTGTTGAAGAATTGGCACCTGTAAAGCAAAGTAATTTATGTTGTGAAATAGATTTACCTACCAAACCTTTGAAACATATAAATGATGAGGAAGGTGAAATTAGTTTATGTACTCTAAGTGCAGTAAATTGGGGTGTAATAAAAGACACTACTGAAATGCAAAAGATATGCAATCTTGCAGTTAGAGGATTAGATGAACTATTAGACTATCAAGAGTATCCTATATTAGCCGCACAAATAAGCACAATGAATAGAAGGCCACTTGGTATAGGAATAATTAATTTTGCATATTGGTTAGCAAAAAATGATAGCACTTATCAAGAGCCTAATTTAGAACTTGTAGACGAATGGACTGAAGCATGGAGTTATGCTCTAATAAAAGCAAGTGCCGATTTGGCTGAAGAAAAGGGTGCATGTCCTAAGTCAGAAGAGACTAAATATGGACAAGGCCTTACACCTAATCAGACATACAAAAAAGATGTTGATGAATTAGTAAAACATAAAGAGAGACAAGACTGGAAAGGATTGAGAAAACAGTTACTAGAAACTGGTATTAGAAATTCCACACTAATGGCTATTATGCCTGCAGAAACTTCGGCTCAAATTAGTAACAGCACTAATGGAATAGAACCTCCTAGAAGTTATGTAAGCATTAAGCAAAGTAAACATGGTGTATTAAAGCAGGTTGTACCTGGTTTTCCATATTATAAAAACAAGTACGATCTGCTTTGGGATCAAAAGTCTCCACAAGGTTATTTAAAAATAGTATCTGTATTACAAAAATATATAGACCAAGGAATTAGTGTAAACACTAGTTATAACCCAGAGCATTATGAAGATGAAAAGGTTCCTATGTCTGTTTTAATACAAGATTTGCTGATGTTTTATAAATACGGTGGCAAACAATTATATTATAATAACACGTTTGACGGTCAAGGTGAGATAGATATAAATGCAGACACATCTAACAATGTGGTCAGCGAAGCACCTATCACTAATGTAGACTATGAAGATGATGATTGTGAGAGTTGTAAAATATGACGGTATTAGATACAAAAAATAAAAAGCACCATACAAAAGCAACAATGTTTTTAGATCCTGATGGCGGAGTTTCCATACAAAGATTTGATACAATTAAATATAAGCAATTCGATAAATTTACAGATAAGCAGTTAGGATTCTTTTGGAGACCTGAGGAAGTAGATATTTTAAAAGACGCAAGTGATTTTAAAAATTTAACAGACTCAGAGCAACATATTTTTACAAGCAATCTAAAAAGACAAATACTATTAGATAGTGTACAAGGACGTTCTCCTAACTTGGCTTTATTACCAATAGTAAGTTTACCAGAGTTAGAAACTTGGATAGAAACATGGGCATTTAGTGAAACAATACATAGTAAAAGTTACACTCATATTATTAGAAATGTTTATCCAGATCCAAGTAAAGTATTTGATGAATTATTAGACATACAAGAAATTTGTGATTGTGCAGACAGTATTACTGAAACTTATGATAAACTTATAGAGTATAATTTGTTAAGAGAGCAAGGCAGTAAAAAGTATGATGAATATGAACATAAAAAAAGATTATGGCTTTGCTTAATGAGTGTAAACATTTTAGAAGGTGTACGTTTCTATGTAAGTTTTGCATGTAGTTGGGCATTTGCAGAATTAAAACGTATGGAAGGAAATGCAAAAATAATTAAATTTATTGCTAGAGACGAAAATGTTCACTTAGCAAGTACTCAAACTATGCTAAAACTACTTCCACAAGATGACAAGGATTTTGAAAAAATTAAAAAAGAAACATATGATGAAGTCACACAAATGTTTTTAGATGCTGTAGAGCAAGAAAAGGCTTGGGCAGACTATCTGTTTAAAGACGGCAGTATTATTGGACTTAATGCAGAATTATTAAAACAATATGTAGAGTTTATTGCAGGTAAAAGAATGCATGCCGTAGGCCAAGAAAAAATATTTAACACAGGCACAAATCCATTGCCATGGACTCAAACATGGATAACAGGTGGAAGTGTACAAGTAGCACCACAAGAAACAGAAATAAGCAGTTACGTTATTGGTGGTACAAAGCAAGACGTAGAAAAAGATTCCTTTAAAGGCTTTAGCCTATAAATTCATAATACCTAAATCACAGGTAATAAATACTAATATGGCAAATATGTATAACGCAAAAGAATTAGTTGGCAAAGTAGTAACGGTTAAACTTTCTTCAGGTGTAGAGGTTATAGGATTATTGTTAGGATTGAACGAAAAAAATAATATGCTTAACTTAAAAGATCCTAATACTGTTGTTATATTTGAAGATGAGGTTGCTGTAATTCCTTTTATGTACACAGGTTCAACGGATGAGGTTATAATGCCTTTAGATCAAGTTTTAACTGTTGTACGAACTAATGAAAAATCTGAAAGTGATTATTTAAAATTACACGAAAAATCCTAATTATCTAGATAAATAACAGTATGCCAGGATTAGGTAGAACAGTATTAGATATGGGAGGTGGCGGACTTATAATGGGTCCAGGTTCATTTACAACTTTTTGCGACAGTCAAAAAGTATCGTTAGTTGGAGATGGTTTAGCAACTCACGGAGAACCACCACATACCTCAGGTTCAAGTCTAATAGGGAATGGTTCTGCTACAGTATTTTGCGAATCTAAACCTGTAACTGTGGCCACAATCAGTATAGCCACTTGTGCTCATCCAATTACACCAGGTTCGCCTACAGTTTTTGTAGGAGGATAATGTCAAACTTAAAATCAGTACGTGGTCCACATGCTCGTGGTCCTATGGATAATATACGCATTCAGTGGAATATGGGTAATCAATGTAACTACAAATGTGAATATTGTCCTGAAATATTACATGATGGTAGTAAGCCATGGTTGCCCTTAGAAGCCTATCTGACTGCCATAGAGCGCCTGTCTACACATTATAACAATCAGGGTAAAAGAGTTGACTATGAACTTATAGGCGGAGAAGTAACCGTATTACCAGGCTTTGAAGATATTATTCGCAAGATAAGTGAGTATAATACTCATAATGTTGTATTTACTAATGGTAGTAGAACAATAAATTGGTGGAGTAAAGCAAAGCACTACATGGACGGTGTAGTATTAACGTATCACCCTCTATCGCAAGACGAACAGCATTTAAAAGATGTTATAAATGAGATTAAGGATTATGTAACAATTGACGTAAATATTGCAGGAATAGGCGGAGACGTGCTCAGATTGGGCAGACTAGTAGAGGAATTGCGTAATATGTTTATAGATTGTGAACACAATAGATACGAGAATGTAAGTATATGTGTTAAGACTATGTATAAAAAGTTATTAGGTAGAAATAGCAAACAGGAAACTTATTGGCAATATACAAACGAAGAGCAAGAAGTATTACAGAGACCAGGCATAAAACCTCGACCAGTTGAGCCAAGTCCAGAGCCTAAAGTACATGAGGAGCCTGTGCAAGATACTTCCTGGATGACAGAATTTATATATGATGATAACTCTAAAAAATATGTTCAAAGTCATCAAATTATAAATCAAGGACTTAATAAATTTAAAGGCATGAAATGCCATTTAGGCTTTGAAAGTCTAAATATAGATGCAACAGGAGAAATGTATAGTAGTTGGTGTGGAGCAGTAAATTTTGGGAATGTAGGTAATTTAGACTGGAAACTACCTGAAACTAAAACTACTTGTCCTTTTGAATATTGTAATAATATATCTGATATTTCTATAACTAAGACAGTTGCTTGATATCTGTGTTTAGTATGTAAAGAATATTGGGTACTTCGTTATAAAATCCTACATTAATATTTTTTGATCTATAGGTGTTACCTTGATTTTCATATAATCTAACGTCTGTATCTTGATTATGTAAGTTTACATAATTAGGTAATTCTTTAGACCAATCGTTACTTAAACAATTATTAAATGTTTCATAAATTTTTCTATTGCTAAATTTATAACCTAAATAGTTAATATATGTTGTGTTTTCTGTTTCTACATCTACATCAAATTTATGCTCAATTTTATAATCTAAAATGTTTTTATATCTTTTATTTGTTAGATACGGAAGTAGTTTGTTATAACCATATGTAGTTCTATTTAAATCTGTTGTAGTTAAAACAAAATTATCTTTATATTGTAACAGTATTTCTCCATTTAGATATTGATCGTAAATATTTTCTTTGTAATATGGATCTGAAAAATCATATAACCACTCGCCTTTACTATCTATTATAGATGCTTTCCAGTCTCCAAATATATTACCTTTTTTAAATATAATTGCATTGTTATTATTGTAAC